AGGATTACACATCTATCATAAACAGAAACTTTTCTACTCTTATTGATGATATTGTGTCATGGGGTGGAGAAGATAACTCAGAACCAAAGTTTGGTACAGTATTTTCATCAATAAAATTTGAAGATGATGTTGATGCTGATACGATTGCGGCAACCAAAGAATCTATTAGAGAACTAGTAAAACAGTTAGCAGTTATTTCTTTTGATATTGAATTTGCAGATCCAGTACAAACATTTATCGAAGCAGATATATTCTATCAAATCAACCCTAACTTAACAACATTATCAAGCAACGCAATTTCAACAACTATCAATACGAAGGTAGGCAATTACTTTACTACAACTTTAGGCAAGTTCGGTAAGTCTTTCCGTAGATCAAACCTATTAACTTTAGTGGACGAAGTAAGTCCTGCGGTTCTGTCTTCTCGTGCAGTCATAAGAATGCAACAAAGAATTACACCCACAGTAAATGTCAAAAATTCATTTACACTAAACTTTCCATCAGATCTTTCTCAACCTATTATATCTAACACACCGACACCAGAGGATTATGTTGTTAGATCCAGTTTGTTTACAGTGAACGGTGAAACATGTCAAATCATCAATGAAACATATGCCGTTGCTGGTGTTGGATACTCAAGTAATAAACTACAAATTATTTCGGCAGGATCGGGTACAGTAGTTGTAGACAACATTGGTAGTTATGATGCTTCAAATCGAAGAGTTAATATAGTTTCATTTACACCTAATGGTCTTTTAGGTGGTGATGGTAAATTAAAAATATCTGTGTTACCTGCTAATCAATCTGCAATATCACCATTGAGACAAAATATATTAGAATATGATGATACCGAATCTGTAATAACTCCTGTAACTGTAACTGCGGATAACTAAAAATGAGTGACGTAACCCTAAAAGATCTAGGTAGAAGAGAAATATCTCTTACTAATAGTCTTGTACAAGACGTATTACCAGAATATTTTAGAGAAGATAATCCTAAATTAATATCGTTCCTTGAAAGATATTACAGAACATTAGATTCTGATCATAGTATCTCTTCGGCAGGTGATATGGTTTCATCTCAAAGACAACGAGAAATAAGTGGTGCTACAGATAACAATGGAAATGTTATACAACATCACGATTCCGACGTTGGTTTAGTTGGGTACAGTTGGGATAGCGATAGAAACTTTGGATATCAATTACATAATTTACCAACACTTCGTGACGTTTCACAAACAGATAAAGAAAATCTTACGTTTATAGAGGACGAACTTCTTCTCGGACAAAACTATATCGAGGGTGCGTTAGATCAACGTACTGGTGCAGAACTTTCTAACAACTTCTATCGATCTAAAGGCACGAAGTTTGGTATAGAGCGTTTCTTTAAATTATTTTTTGGTGAAACACCCGAAGTCGTTTATGGCAAAGACTTAGTTATGAAGGTTGGGGATAACATAGGTCCAGAATCAGGATTGTATATTACAAATGATACGATATATCAATTTTGGGGATTACTGATCAAAATTGGTGTATCTTCATCTGAATGGATGGATCTATACAAACTGTTTGCTCATCCTGGCGGCATGTATGCTGGTGCATCAGTCTTGATTGAGGGTATAAATGCAGATATATCATTCAACAATATGCCAATTTCTATCGAAGATACTAACTTACCGATATTTGAAGGTCAAGCATTCTTAGCACCGAAAGCAATGTTGTCTGCATCTGGTATTATTGGTACACATCGTTATGCATACGATAGTGCAAACACAGGAAACTTAACTGGTAGAACTGATACAACTGGTGGTAGATATAGAATTGACCTCGACAAATCAAGGTTCGGAGATTACGCAACAATCGGTGGAACTGATAGTGATGCTAATCATCAGGGTACACTACGTGGTTTGGATAACATGTTCGGTAACATCGTCGATATCGTAAGGATCAATTCACAGACAATGGATGCGGATAGTTCTAGAGGTGTCCTTAGATTCTCTACTGATCAGGTTACTATTGATGCAGATAAGTTCAAATATAACAGCGATTCGGCATAATAACTATTATAAATAGATTTAACTTATAGGGTTAGAAAATGGCAAAACAAACAATTAATAACGGAACGTTGGCAAACGACAATACTGGCGACACACTTCGTGGAGCATCTACTAAAATTAATGCCAACTTTACCGAAATATATAATATATTAGGTGGCAGTACACCAACAACTACTATCACGTTGGGGGCGTCCTCTATTATATCTGAAGGTTCTAGTGCAGATGATTATGAAACAACACTTGCGTTTGCCAATACAACTTCTAGTGATAAAACAATTACACTTCCAGATCTAACTGGTACTGTTTCTCTTATCACTGCAACCGAAACACTCACAAATAAAACTCTGACATCACCTGTAATTACTACACCACAGATTAATGATGCCGCCGCAGATCATCAATATGTATTTGCACCAAGTAACTTGGCGGCAGACAGAAATGTGACATTGCCTTTACTAGGTGGTGATGACGAGTTTACATTCAACGCACATACTCAGACACTAACCAATAAAACTTTGACAAGTCCTGTTCTTACGACACCAAAAGTGTTGCAATATACAGATACTAATGGTAACGAGACAATCAAAACTGCCGCAACTGGTAGTGCAGTAAACTTTCTTACTGTAACAAACTCTGCCACTAACAATGATGTAGGTATCAGTGTAGATGGAACAGACACGAACGTAGATTTAAGCATAACACCTAAAGGAACTGGACATATCTTCTATAGTGGATTGCCTTCACCAGCAATTGAAACACTCAGTGGATCTGGTGCCGCATCATTAACAATACCGTTGACACTTATAAGCAACGGTGGTTCTACCTCAGTAACCATAGGCGATGGTCCTTCTAGTAAATCAGCACTTAAAAAGTTTGTTAATATTGGTGCAGGTGTCACAACAATTACTGTTGGGTCAGACGCAAGTAAATTTGAAAATGGATCTACTGTAGCATTAGCAAAAGGTGCAGTAGCAGAACTCATATGGACTGGTGCAATATGGGTACTTACTAATCAGGCAACGTCTGGCACTGTACCAGCATTAACCGTAGCATAAACGAGAGAAAATAACATGGCGGCAATAATTACACAAAAAATGAAAAGTCTTTTGATGAATCAGTTAAAAGCAGACGCAGATTCTTCCGCAAACAAATACTATATTGGTATTGGAAGAACTGAAGACTGGAACGATACAGACACAGAACCTACACCTGTAATAACTGAGAGAGAAGAAAGAGATTTCAGACTTAGTATGCAAAGTGCAAAACTTGCCGCAAACTATTCTTTTGTTATACCTCGTGTCAACTGGTCATCAGGTACAACTTACGGTCAATACGATGATACGGTTGTATCTCACCCAACTCAACCATACTATGCCATGATCGACAATAACCAAGTTTATGTGTGTTTACGACAATCTAGAAATGCCGCAGGTGTTGCACAAGCATCGACTGTTGCACCATCAGGTACTTCTCAAATACCATTCACAACAAGTGATGGTTACGCATGGAAGTTCTTATACACAGTTGGCGTTGTTGACAACACTAACTTTACAAGTGCTAACTTTATACCTGTAAAGAAAGTTCTTGCTCTAGATTCAGATGGATCTGGAAACATCACATCTACATCTACAGACGTAAAACAAAAAACTGTACAGGATAGTGCGGTTGCAAGTCCTATTTGTGGTATTGATATTACAAATGCTGGTGCTGGTTATTCCTCTGCACCAACTGTAACACTTGTTGGTAACGGTACTGGCGCGACTGCATCTGCTACAGTATCAGGTGGTGCGGTTGTAAAAGTTGTAATCGACGACAGTTCGGATAATAGTCTGAAAATGGGTACAGGATATGATTACGCTCACGTTGCATTCTCAGGTGGAGGTTCACCGACAACAACTGCCGCCGCAAGAGTAATACTAGGACCTAAAGCAGGATTTGGTGCAGACGCAAGAAATGATCTACGTGCAAAAGCAATGATGTTCAACATACAACCTGCTGGTACTGAAGGTGCTACTCCACCTTCTAATGTAGGAGAATTTCATGTTGGAACTTCATTCAGACAAATTGGACTTCTCAAAAATCCATTAGACTCCACAGGAGCGGCATTTACAGGAACAAGTGGAAACGCATTGCATCGGTTGAAACTGGATACCGACAATGGGGTGATTGTGGCATTCACAAAAGGTTCTACAATGACTGGTGGTACATCAGGTGCAAAAGCAATTGTAGGTGACACAGACTCAGATGAGATCTGGTATCACCAAAATGAAACAACTGGGTTTACTGCTTTTGATAGTGCAGAACAGGTTACAGACCTCGCAGGTGGCATAGGATTTGTAGACTCTGATAATAATACGATAATTAGTAAAACTGCAAAGATAGATAAGTTTAGTGGCGACTTGCTATATATTGAGAACAGAGCAAAAGTTATTCGCTCTGCTGATCAGACTGAAGATATAAAAGTTATAATCGAAATATAGGGAAAAATCATGCCTACACAATTAATACAAGACACATTTCTTAATACCTATAAAGACGATTATAAGGATAGTGATAATTATTACAAAATACTTTTCAATAATGCTCGGTCTTTACAACAACGTGAACTAAACCAGTTACAGTCTATTATAGGTAATGACATTGCAACAGGTTCACAAGGAATAGGTTATAAAAATGGTATGCCTGGTGTTGGTGGAAAGGTAACAGTCAACAACGGAACTGATTTCATTAGACTGACTGACGTATCAAATACTACTCTTACTACTGGTACAACTGCCGCAGACATTATTGGAATAGTATTTACAGAAGCAGACACAGGTGTAAAATTAAGAGTTGATAAAGTTGAGACTAGGATTGATGCTTCTAATGTTGCGGTATTGTATGTCACATACATAAACGCTAATAATGCGACAGGAACTACTACTGGTATAAAAGCAACTGCTGGTAAAGTATTAACTGGTACAGATGGAACAGAATTACAGAGTATTTCTAATGCTGATACCGTTACTGGTAAGGCAACACTTGCCACAGTCAATTCGGGTAAATTTTACCTAGACGGTCACTTCGTACATTCTGACGAACAAAAGTTAACTCTTTCTAGATACTCAAATGATTTTACAGGAAACATAGGATTTAAAGTTACAGAAGAAGTTATCACGACAAATGATGACGAGAATTTATTTGATAATAGTGGTGCAACTCTTAACACTGCATCTCCTGGTGCAGACAGACATAAAATAACTCTAACATTTATTGCCAAAGCAAACATAAATGCTGGTGATTATTATGTTGCCTTGGCAGAAGTAGATAAAGGAAAAATAGTACATGAAGTTAACGCATCGAGTGGAACGTCACCACTGGGTCAAAGTCTTGCTGGTCTTGTAAGAACAAACTCTGGTGACTTTCAAGAGAGGGTGCAACTAATTGATTTTGAAACTCATCCAACAGTTGACTCATCTTATAACCTTACTATCAATGCTGGTAATGCTTATATCGATGGAGAACCTTATGTACAAAAGGGAGTAAGAAGAGTTCCGTTCAAGAAACCTAGAACGGCAACTACGGAAAATAATCTAGTAGTTCCAATATCTTATGGTAACTTTGTGGTTGCAACCAATTATAAAAGTAAAACAATTACTGATAAAATATCTACATATGATACAATCACATTAAAAGACGCAATTACATTTGGTAGTAACACTTTGGGTACTGCACGTATTAGAGGTGTTGTTCCATTTGGAAATTCGGGAAAATATAAAGTATACATCTTTGATGTAAAAATGATTGCAGGTAAAGATTTTGGACAAACCAAATCTATGGGTGTAAGTACTTCTGACTATTTTGATGTGCAACAGGATAACGGTGTTGCAGAGTTGAAAGACACTCAAAACAGTAACCTATTATTTCAGTTGCCATACGACAGACCAAAAACTTTAACAGATGTTATAGTAACTTCAAACAGAATCTTTGCGGCAACTACACCTGGCGATTCCGCTGGTGTTGTAATTAGTAACAGTGTGATTAGTGGCGACAGTTTTGTTGATACTTCTCAGTGGGTAATAAACGTAGACAGTGATGGATCTACACCAACTGGAACATTTGGTGGAACTGCATCTAGCACATTAGTTACACTTACTGACAGTGCGGAAATAGATGCCGCACTAGCAATATCTGGTTATGCCCAGAAAACAGGTACGGCGGCATCCAAAACACTCACAAGTACGACTGCAACAATAACACCTGCAACTCGTGACGGTGTTGCCAATACAGTTCTTCTCGGTAAAGCAGACATTTATGCAGTCACAGAAATCAAAGATGGAAGTTCTGGCGGTGCTGATATATCAGACAGGTATGTTATTGACAAAGGACAAAGAGACAACTTTTATGACGTTGGTAAACTTTTACTAAAAGGCGGTGCAACTGCACCAAGCGGAAACGTTTACGTTGCCTTCCAATACTTTGCACACGGTGCAGGAGACTTCTTCTCAGTAAATTCATATGACCTTGGTGCGGTTCCATACGAAAGTATTCCAAGTCATAGATTGACAAATGGCGATACAATACAACTAAGAGATGTATTAGATTTCCGTCCTAGAATGAAC